AATGCCGCTGATGACACTTGCAACAGAAGATTTCACATTGTTCCAGATGTTTGTCACAGTCGAATGAATTGTATTCATCACCGATGAAATTGTGGAAGAAATGCTGTTCCAGACGGAAGATACCGTATTTCGGATAGCATTTACCACACTGGAAACAGCACTGCTGATTGCATTCCATACACTCGAAATAATGGAATGAATCGTGTTCATCACACCGGAAATGAAACCTGAAATTGCAGTCCAAACGGTAGAAATCACGCTTGAAATGGTGCTTAAAGCCGTTGAAATCGTGGTATAAATGGCATTCCAGATTGTTTCAAAGAATGTTTTTATCCCCTCAAGCAACGGCGTGAGAAAGGCAACGACCGCATTCCAGATGGTCTGTATTTTTTCCGAGATCCAATCCATCACGTTGCTGATGATAATGTGGATCGCCTGAAAAATCGTTTCAAACAGATATTGGAACGCTTCCAACAACGGAGAAATAAAACTGTAAATGGCATTCCAGATACTTGAAATCGTGTCGTAAATGGCTGTGCAGACAGTTGAAATGACTGTCCAAATTGCATTGAAAATGGTGGAAAAGAAGTCGTGAATACTGGTCAGGATTCCTGCAAAGAAATCATATACAGAAGTAAAAATCGTGACTGCTGTGGTATAGATCGCAGTTGCCATTGTGATAAAGAATGTGGAAATCGCATTCCAGATGTTTGTTAAGAAATCAGCGACAGACTGAAACGCAGAACAGATGCTGTCCCAGATGCCGACAAAGAAGTCTTTGATGCTTGTCCAGACCTCATTCCACGAAGTTCCGAACCAACCAAGAAATACATCTGCCACGCCACGGAGAACATTCAGAATGTTGCTGAACTTGTTAACGACAAAATCCCAGATAGCAGTAAAAATGTCCTTGATGCCATTCCAGCACTGTTCCCAGTTGCCTGAAAGCAAGCCGATAAATACATCAAGAACGCTTAAAATGCTATCTGTCACAAAAGTGAAAATATTTGAAATATGCTGAAAAACGCCCTCGAATACAGGTGCAAGCACACTGCATAATCCGTTCCACATCGCTTTTAGCAGTTCACCGAAATTCTGAAAATCAAATCCGAGTGCATTGATTCGGTCAACAATGCCTGATGTCAGACGTTCAAAGGTGGACTTTATTTGTTCCCAAATGGAAAGAATGCTGTTTTTAAAGTCTTCGTTGGTGTTCCATAGATTTACAAATGCTGCAATAAGTACAGCAATTACTGCAACAACCGCAACGACAGGAGCAGAAATACTGCCGATTGCCGCACCAAGGGTAGAAAATGCCGTCTTTGCACCTGCGATCATGGTCGGGATTTTTGAAATGAATGTCATCATACTTCCGATAGAAGAAATTGTTTTACCAACAACGATCAGCAATGGACCTAAAGCCGCAGCCATCAGTCCGATTTTGAGAATGGTTTGCTTGGTTGCAGGGTCAAGAGCGTTGAGTTTGTCCACAAATCCTTGTATTTTGGTGATGATGTCACGGATAACAGGCATCAGAATTTCGCCGAAAGAGATCGCCAGTTCTTCCAGCTGGGACTTCAAAATGGTAAGCTGTCCTGCGAGATTGTCCTGCATGGTTTCTGCCATCGAAAGTGAAGTGCCATCACAGTTTGCAATGGCTCCTGATAATTTATCAATATCCGCAGGAGCAGCATTCATTAAAGCAAGAAAGCCTGACATTGCATTTTTACCTACAAGTGACTGTGCGGTACTTGCTTTTTCGGATTCGGACATCTGATCGAATGCAACCCTACAGTCTGCTAAAATATCAGAAAGGCTACGCATAGAACCGTCTGAATTGGAAGTTGCGATCTCCATTTCTCCGAAGGCGGCAGAGCAAAATTTTACATTGCCGGAAAGAGCAGTCATAATGGAACGCATGGAAGTACCGGATTGTGTAGACTTGATACCTGCATTCGCCATTAAACCAAGTGCCTCAGCGGTATCTTCGCACGAAAAACCTAAAGCACCTGCGATCGGAGCACAGTATTTGAACGATTCACCAAGCATAGATACATTTGTATTTGCGTTAGAACTTGCAGCCGCAAGTACATCAGCGAAATGTCCGCTATCCGGCTTGACCAGAACTCTGTCAATCACGAATGAAAGGTCATCTGCATCGGAAAGCATCTTCCAGGCACTCATGCTTTCAAAGTTCTCTATGTAGCGTTCAATGGCTGCCAGCCTGTCAGCACTGACCGCATCTGCTGCGAATTCCACTATTGCTGTCCGTATGTCCTTTGCCACAATCTTTTTTCTTGCCACATCGTGCAGGACATAAAACAGCAGCTTGTCATAGATATTCGTGGTCTTGCATTTCACGGCCGAATAGCGGTTACGGCACTGCCATACTGAATTATTGTAGGAAGTGGAATGCCACGGTCTGGGGCCAAATGTCGCACCGCACTTGGCGCATATAATTTTGCTACTAAAGAAACCAATACCGCTGTATCTGCGTTTATTCTCCCTTTTCCTGTTCTTAAAGTTTTCCTGCACAAAATCAAAAAGCCACGGGTCGATAATCGGCTCGTGGTTGTTGGAAACATAATATTGTGGCAGTTCGCCTTCATTTTTCTTGACCTTCTTCGTTAGAAAATCTACCGTAAATTCCTTCTGTAAAAGCATATCGCCTTTGTATTTCTCATTTGAAAGCATCCTGCGAACAGTTGCTGCACTCCACACCTCACAGCCACCGGGAGAAGGTATTCCTGCCGCTGTTAAGGCAATTGCAATTGTGTGCGGTGTTAATCCCTGGATGAACATTCGAAATATCTTGCACACGATAACTGCTTCTTCACGATTGACAACTATTTCAAATTTCTCTTTGCCCTTATCCAAGCCGAGAACTCTTGAGTAGGCAAAGCTGCCTTTGCCCTGGGCATATCGTTTTCTGACTGCCCACAGTATGTTCTCTGACATGGAGCGTGATTCTTCCTGTGCCAGTGAGGACATAAGTGTTATGATGAATTCGCCCTTGGAGTCCATTGTCCAAACCTGCTCTTTCTCAAAATACACTCCTATGCCTTTACTCTTCAACTCACGGATTGTTGTCAACGTATCTACCGTATTTCTGCCAAAACGTGATATGGACTTGGTTAGCACCATATCAATCTTACCCGCCATACAATCACTCATCAGCTGTTTGAACTGCTCTCGTCTTTTGGTGCTGCAGCCGCTGATGCCTTCGTCTGCGTAAACACCTACGAACTGCCATCCGGCATGGCTCTTGATGTAATCTGTGTAATATTCCTTCTGTGCCACAATACTGGTCTGCTGTTCTTCCTTGCCCGTAGAAACACGAGCATAGGCAGCAACTCGCTGGATGAGTTTATCCGTTCTTTTAACAGCCGTAAGCTGTGGCAGGTTCTCCACCTTCTTGACAATTTTATCGCTCACCGACCGTCACCCCATCTCCGATTTCTTTTCTGACCTCAACCGACTGAAACGGCGGGTGGTAGTATTCCAGTAATTTATCCCAGACCTTCTGCATTTGTTTTTCTGTAAGTAAGCCATCGTGGTAAAGACAGCCAAGCAGCATCTTTGCCAAACGGTAATCAACTTCATTTTCAAGCATTGAAAAGACCTCCTATTCCGAGTTTGTAACATACATCACTCTGAAAGGCAGAAAAGTCAAGGGGTATGTGCAAAGACTGGTAGGTCTACACAAATTACAATCGTTACAACATTAAACCTTGCAACGATAGCTCTTTGCTATCGTTAATACCGTATGCAAAATCCGCCTGTTTTCAATGCTACCGATGCTGCCATTTTTCTGTTTCCGGGCAAAAAAATAAGACCCTCTCTCATGGGTCGTTCTCAAAAAGCCTTATTCTATGGGATTTTCACACTTGCACCCAATGGTTATCTTGTATCAATCACGCTACTGCTTTCTCGAGGATAGTGATAACCTTACCATCGTCGAAAATGTCATCGCAGCCCTCGGCAAGCAGAATGTTTACCATCGTTTTGATGATATCCCTACCGGTGTAATGGTCGCCAGCCTCGGCATTTTCAGAGAACTTACGGATAAGCTCTTCAAAAATGTATCCCATTTTCACATTGTCTATGGTGCGAGGATTGAGGTCGAGCTCCGAGAACGCTTTGACTACAGACAGCAGGCGGTTGTTCTTGTCCATCTTATCAATCTGCTTATTGAAATCGAGACCTTTTTCAGCAGAGAGGAGAATCTCCTGCACATTGGCGGAGAACCCCTGTATGTAACTTTTGAAATTAGCGGCGAGGTGGTCTGAGTCATTCACCAGTTCCGCAAGATCAAATTCGCTGGTGTTGTAAAACTGATAGCCCGATACACGGTACATCGCTTTTGCCGGGAACGACGGGTTCTGCTGTGCTTGCGCAACAACGGCTTTTTTCGTCGGTTCCAGCGCACACTCAAAGCGGCGAATGATGACCATTGGGATGATGACATCCTTATATTTATCGCTTTGGTAGGGTCCGCGCAGCTTGTTTGCGATAGACCATATGAAATTAACTTCTGACGAAACATCTATGGGCGCATCGTCCCACATTGCGTCGATTACTGTTTTGTCTGCCATATTATCCTCCATTCAGTCCTAAGACCTACTCTACATTTTACACCATGTGGTGTCCCAAATAACGGACTTAGTCCTGTTGACCCATCATCATATTGTAATGCTGCTCCTGATGCAGTGACTCAAAGATGAGTTTGAACACCGCTTTATACTGTTCTGCATCCTCACAGTCTTCAACATAATTCAAGCCATCGCTGATTCCGTGGGGGTTGTTTATGTAGGACAGCATCGCCGAAGCCAAATGATATCTCTCGTAGTCCGGCTTGCCGCCTTCGACCTGTGTGACGAATTTATCCTTATTATCCTCCAGAACAATTTTGCGGATATCCGTTCCTTCGTAGCCACATAGTTGTAGGAAGTAATACTCCAGAATACGCCGAATAACATTCAGCACCGGAATAGTGGAATTCAGCTCTTTGAACTCGTCCCATAACGCCGCGTAAGAGTTCTGTACGGGATTGTAGTTTTCTTTTTCCGTCGGAACTGTTGCGCTCTGTCGCTCACATAATTTCACGCTTGACACATTGTCGCTTTTGTGGATGACAAAGAACGAAACACTCTTGTAGCGCCGCGCCTGATGGTAGGTAATCTCACGATGGAAATATACATTGTGCGTCAGGATGAAAATCTGTTTAATATAATCACCCTGCACAGTGTTGTCGCGGTAATCAGTGTTGTTATAGCAGACCTCGACCATTTCACGGACAAGGGCGCTTACAATAAATAAAGTATTGCTGTCCATGCTGGAAACGGGGTCGTCGATTACAACAATTTTATCTTTTACTGCATCGCTGCTATGGCTGCCGCGCACAAAGTGATAAAAGTACAGAAATGCAATAAAATTCCGTTCACCCTCACTGAGTTTTACGGCAACGGTTCCGTCCTGACGGATTACCTCGTATACATTCGGTACGCCATGTTTTTCTCGCAGGCTAAACCCTTGAAAGCCGGAATCCTGAAGAAGCGCGTTGATGCTGTCAATGGTGGCTTTCGTGTTTACAACCTGCTGATTCAAAACGGAGATTTCCCCTGTAATAGCAGATGCAGAACAACGAGCGGCATTTGCTTTTGCCGTAAGGTCGTTGACTTCTTTCTGGAGCTTTGCTTGCTCCACCTTGTAGTTTGCGACATCGCCGCTCAGCATGAATGCAATGTGTTCCCACACCTGAGTGATGCAAGCGTTCTTTTTTGCTTTCTTATCGTTCACAACATCATTGTTTGCCTTAATCTGGCGATTGATGTCATCAATTATCGTGCCAATATCTATGAGAAGTGAATCCGTATCCTCAAGAGCCACAATGGAGGTTGGCTCGTTGACTTTACCGGAAATACGCTGTGTGTTAATTTCGATACTGCTTTTCAGAAGCGCAATTTTATCTTTGTACTCCGAATAATCGACAGTTGGCAGCACATCCTGCAGATTCGCTTGGAGCGTGCTCAGAATTGAGCTTGTCTCTCGGACATAAGTGGTTTGGAACGCGCGGATATCATCGATGTCTTGCTGGTACTGTGCATCGAAACAAGCTTCAATTTCAGCTTCAAATCCAGCCGGCAACTTCTGCTGGCAGTAGGGGCATTTTCCGTCAGCTTGCGCGGAATAATGGTCATGCCCATTTCGTACCCAGTCCGTGGCGCTCAGTGCTTTAATAAACGAAGCAAACGGTGATTCGCTGCTGCTTACAACCGGTTTATCCATGAGGTCGCGTCCGGGGAGCTTGCCGTAAGTTGTGGAGCTGCCCGCTCTGGAAAATTCTTTGTATGCTCTGGACGAAGTGTCGAAAGCAATAGAATACATTTTCTTCAGGGCATCTAAATCATGCTCTGTAGGTGCCGGAACCGCTAAAACCGCATCGGAGAAGAGATTAACGCGCTTTTTGCCCTTCATGGCTTCATCAAAAGCCGCACGAATGGATTTTGTTTTGTCCCAGCAAGCATTCTGGAATGTGCTTAATGAAGATTCTTTTTCGTCGCCTTTTTTACCCGCCGCAGAAGAAAGCGCGCGATACTGTTCGTCAAGCGCTGCTTTTTCTGCATTTTTCTTTTCAACCTGCTTTTGGATTTCTATGTTCGTTTCACATACGGTAAATACACCTGCGAGGTTGTCGTAGTTCTGCAGGTTATCATTAATGAAGTCCTGGTCATACAGCAGAATATCATAATCCGCAGGTGTTTTTCCTTCCTGCCAACGCAGTCCAGTGTTTGACCCAATGGCCTGTGCTATTGTGGATTTACCGGCACCGTTACGACCGTAAAAGAAATTTATAAATGTTGGGGAAACCACATCTCCGCTGAAGGTGGCAGCATTGAGCGTGATATCCTCGATTGCTGATGTCATTTTTTTATTCATCGATTTACTCCTTCCACTGAGTCAGTCGGCAAGCGAAAAGTGTGGTTTTGCGCCTGTCAGTCCTGAATCTTTCCTTTCCGCAGCCATTCATCAACTTCGGAGATTTTAAATTTGTATCTTTTTCCCGCTTTGTTAATGGGGAGCTTACCCTCGCGCATCCAAGTGCGCACAGTATCTTTACTAACACTGAGGTGTTCCGCTATATCCTCGAGGTTAACCCATTTTTCGGCCACAATGTTTTCATTCTCGTTGTTCATCTTTGAACCTCCATTAATTGTTATGCGTGTCATTTCTTTCGTGGCGGATTATGTTGGCGCGAGAACGCTTATCCCCGCATCCTTTAATTCTTCTATTAGATTGATATGTTTAATCGCCCAATGAGTGCGGTTTAGTTCATTGAACGATGAGGCTCCGTTGATTGCGAGGTTGAACGCTATTTCATTTAGCCGTTGTTGAGGAATAGCAGATAGTAACTGGCAGTGTACCTTTATGCCGTTTTCTTGGATTTTAATATCGGTGACAAGGCCAAAGTACGCCTGCTGTGTTATATCGGTATATCCATAGTGGAGGTTTTCGCTTGCAAACACAGATGGAAGAGTTTTGATGGCAGTAATCGCATTTTCGTTCAGCATAGCGTACTTTGCCTTAAGTTCAGGAATCATACACTCGGTAAGTGCTCTGTCCTTCGGAACAATGAAATGTCCCGACGCAAAGGTTTCATCTCCAATAACAAACAAATTGTATAAATTTGTATTTAGGGTGCGCTTTGTTGGCAGCATTACTCCATTGGGCTGAGGTGATGGCACAAACACATTGATCGTGTTTGTACTCATGCTTACAGCATTCGTGTGGGCAATCAGTGTGTTCCCATCTCCGGGTAAATTTATGTTCGTCGGAACTGTGGTTGGCTGGAGAATGGTTGGCGAAGCGGGCTGTGGTTTATCACTCATCCTTTTTGCCTCCGTTCTTAATAATCACGGTATCCACCTTATTAATGAAGCTATTCCCGTTGCCTGTTACATTGAAGGTGAAGAACGCCGGATTGTTATTTACAATCTGCTGCGTTGTTTCAGCGGACGCTTTTTCGGATGTTTCACCCGCAGTATCGTCGTCCATCATCTCCGCATCAACGGTATCCTCGTCTTCGATGGGCTCCTCTTTTTCTGGCTCATCGTTAGGTGTGTGATATGTCAGGATTATGGGGGTTGCTATCAGCTCTTGCAGATTTCCTTTGTACTCGCGCTTTCCACCGCCGGACGAAGGACACCATTCATCAATGGTGCTTTTGCCGAAAGCATTCTTTTCAGTGCGGGTAATGGCGAAATGCCATAGCCCCAGTAAAAATGACTGCAGGCATATCCGTTCCTCCTGTAGTAAATCAACCTTGGTCACGGCTTCACCATTCTCTTCCACATAAAAGAGTTGGTCGTCCAGAATGGAATCATCGCTTTTTATCAGAGCCAGAAGTTCCCTTACTAAACGCACATCCTTCTTTGTGCTCCCACTATCGACCAGCAATGCGGATACATCACACATTTCAGATAGCGCCATTGGATATTCTGTTTTAACTCTTTCATCAAAAGCAGACAACGCTGCATCATCATCAAACGGGTATATCGAGCCGCCGTCGTTTGTACAGGTTTTATATTCCGTTGTATTCCCTCTGACGGTAGTCTTAGCATATATAAAAATATTTTGCCAATCGGGAGCAATTACTTTTGCCAGAGCAAATAGAGCGATGGGCTGAGAAAAAGGTTCCGGGATTCCGGCGTAGTATTTATTAGCTCCTTGCAGCGGCTTCCTTGCTCGTAAAAACAGAGTAAAAAATGTTCCACCACAGAGGCGTGGAGTGATTTTTGTTGTCATAGATTGTCACCTTTTTTCATAAACCAACTCGGCAAACTCCAACCAACTCAGCGAAGTATGGCGGGCAAACTCGGCGAACTATTTCATGTCCTTGTGAGAAATCGCAAGGGCTTTTTTGTTGTTCTGCGACGTGGGATAGTTGAAAACAAGTGATTTTGCAATTCACTCTAAACCACATTAAACCATTATATCACACTCTAAACCGAAATACAATGACGCGAGTGTGAATTTGCACAATACTTCAAGATTTTCTCCTTGTGATTTCTCACGAAATCTCAAATTTTGGAGGAAATCAAATGAAAAAGCAAGACAAACAGCAGTCAAACAGGAGTTACAAGGTTTACCTGCCTCGCCTCAAGCAGTGGGTTGAGGTAACGAAAGAACAGTACTATGGTTATTACCGCGATATCTGGGCTACCCGTGACAGGGCGCAAAACCACGGTCAGTGCCAGTGCCCTAAGAGCAAAACATGGACTTGCGACGGCGATTGTCTCGTCTGTCCGTATCACTCAGCCGGTGATGTGCATTCGCTGGATTACACCATTGAAAATGAGAACGGTGACGAAACCACCATGCTGGACAAGCTGGAAGACGGCTCTCCCAGCATTGAGGAAGTCGTAACGGACAAGCTTGTGCTTGAGCAGCTTTTCGACAGGCTTGCGGAAATCATGCCGGAAGCCAAGCGCATCGGCGAACTTCGCCTCGCAGGGCTGACCGACACCGAAATTGCCGATATCATCGGCATTTCCCGCACGACCTTCTTGTCCCGCCTCAAAAAAGCGGAACAGGCAATTCAGCGCGACTACCCGGATATGTTCTAACGCACCGTCTCCAGTCGGCTAACAACCGGCTGGAGATTTTTTTGCTTATTTCCAAATTCCTTCGTCAAACGGGGCTGCTCATCTCCAGTGGGAAGTGGAAAGAGCAAAACGACAACCGCTCCTTCCGAGGAGGTGAAACCGAAATGTACCAAACCAAAACGAAACCCGGATACAGCGCCACAGACGATGAGCTTGTGGATGTGCTCACGCAAATCAGCGTCGTATCCATGCGGCTGGCAAGAAAACTGACCTTGCTTGCCGGACAGTGCCAAACAACGGAAGGAGGAAAATTAGATGAGCAAAATGAGCGAAATGGCCGCAACCATCGAGGAGCTGCGCAACGCCGCTACTGCGATTAACGATGCTGCCAACTGGTTGGCGGAGCAGTTCAGCGGTGAAGCCGAGCCGGATGCATCTGCGCCGCTCAAAGAACCGCCCCTCACACTGGAAGCGGTCAGAGCCGTCCTTGCGGAAAAGTCCCGCAGCGGACATACCGCCGAGGTGCGCTCTCTGCTCCAGAAGTACGGTGCAAACAAACTGTCGGAAATCGACCCCGCCAAGTATCGGGCGTTACTTTCTGACGCGGAGGTGCTGTGATGGGCAAACACGCTTTATTATCTGCATCTTCCTCTCATCGGTGGATCAACTGCCCACCGTCTGCTCGGCTCTGCGAGAGCTACGAGAACAAAAGCAGCGATTATGCCGCCGAGGGTACGGACGCCCACAGCCTGTGCGAATACAAGCTGAAAATGGCGCTCGATATGGAAGCTGCGGATCCCACAGAAAATCTCCCCTACTACAACGAGGAGATGGAGGACTGCGCTACCGGCTATGCCGCCTTTGTCATGGAGCTCTTTGAAGAAGCGAAGGAGAAAAGCGCCGATCCTGTCGTGCTCATTGAGCAGCGTCTTGACTACTCCCGCTTTGTAGAGAGTGGTTTTGGCACCGGCGACTGTGTCATCGTTGCTGACGGCACACTCCATATCGTGGACTACAAACATGGTAAGGGTGTGCAAGTCGAGGCTGACAACAACCCTCAAATGATGCTCTATGCGCTCGGAGCTTTGGAAATCTTCGACGGCATCTACGACATCGACACGGTTTCCATGACCATCTATCAACCACGCCGCGCCAATGTCAGCACTTTCGTCATGACAAAAGACGCCCTCTACCAGTGGGTGGAGGAAACACTGAAGCCCGCTGCCGACCTTGCCTA